GTCTATCAGATGCAAAGAAAGATTTCTACTATGCCGACGGCACCAAGCATTCACGAGGCAAAATAAAAGGTGCTGAGGGAGAATGGAAAGACCGTTCCCGCAAGCACCGATATGTTATGGTTTTTGATAAGAAACTAGAACTATTGTGGGATAGTGACTCTAGTGTTCTCGGTTCTAATTAAATCTTCTGATACATATTCCGAAGATCGATCATAAATCATAATTTGCCTCATATCATTGAGGAACTGTTGCAGATATTCCCTTCTCAGCAAATAGATAGAAGATTTTTCGTCGTTTTTTCTGACTTCATATTCCCAGTTCGTTACTGGTCTCACTGGATTTAAAGTTACGGTGTAGTCATCAGGATTTGGGATTGTAAAGTCGGAGTCAACGACTTTTTCTTTTGGAAGAATTAATCTGCCATTTGCGTCTTTTACTTCTTTGGTTTCATAGTAACGAACTGCATTTAGTTCACTACCATAAAGATTTTCTGCATATCTGTAAAGATTGTAATTAGATAAAGGCCATTCGTCTCTTACATTTAGGATTCCTGCAGTCATCAGAACAACCCAGTCAAGTTCTGCATCACCATAAAACTCCTCTGCTACGAGATCTGGTCTGGAACCTTCTGGGATCTCATATTTGTTGAAGAGAGTAAAGACACCACTCAGATCATCACGAAGTTTGTTTCTTCTGAATAAGTTTTTAACTCTTAGGTAACTTTGCGACGAAAGACTATCAGAAAGAAAAGATTGATAGTCTACATTTGGTAGTTCTCTGAAATAACCCATTTTAGTATCCTACTCCTTTTTTTCCTTCTTCCGTTTTTTCATAATCTTCTGCATAAATTGGTTCAAGTTCTTTGAATGATAATGAAAGTATTGTGGATACTGGTGCTCCATCTTCATAAGTTGCATAAACATTTTCACCAGTGTAGTTTACGCTCATATTTTGGAGGGCACATCTCTTAAATCTATTCAAATAACTATGATCATTTATTCCTTGTTTGTATCTCAACTCAAATACATCGGGAGACGTTAAAAAAGTTCCATCATTATTTTTAGGTGACATATGTTTTTTAAGAGATCTTATAATAAGTTTTATTTGTTCTGCTTCTTTTTTATTTCTTGGAGTTAGTTTGAATGAAAATGAAAAATTACGAATAGTTGGACCATTAAACAGTAACTCCATATTTGGATTTACAATTTCACCAGTTGATCTTGCAAGAACTTGATTAAGAGATAAATTGGTTAATCCAACAAGACTTCCTGCTTGTGCTGCTAGATTTGCAAGTATTAAATTTTTAGTCTCAGGTGTTAATACCTTTGTTCCCAAGTTTTCAATTTTTGTCTTTGCATCTGTTAAAGCATTTTGTAAGTCAAATTTATTATCTTTAAATAAACTTATATCCATTAAATCCTTAGCACCACCTGCTATGGCAGCAGTAATTGCATCCAAAGAGTCATCGGAATAATTGACTTGATTAGTATCAATAATGCTTGATGGCATTGGTAATATAATTATATCCCCTATTTTTTTAGTTGATTCAGATATTGTTTTCTGTGTTGCTAACCCTCCTGAAGTTAGACCTCTAGGAAGAGGAGAATCTTGTGAGAGACCAAAATTACCTCTACTTCCAATTAAGTTAGTAAAGTTTGTAGCATTCTTTTTACCTTCATCTTCCGACACATTAATACCAGATCTAGATACTCTTGTTTGTCTGCTAACAAGATTTATCTGAAAATAGTCAGTAATATCAGTCAAAGCTTCATAAGGATATCTGAGTATTTGTGATTTTTTTTCCGCCATTTATCCTTTTTTAACTATTTAGATGGACTTTGAGAAAAATCACCATAAGACAGTTTTTCCATATCTACTCTCTCTTCTTCTTGAATTTCATAAACGGGACTAATAATCTGATCCCAAGTATATTGTCTTCTGTCTCCCCAGTGCAAGTTGATTCCGATAAATCCCCAATCAAACACCTTTTCTACACCTACAAGTGGATAAGGATCAAAGATTATTCCAGGAGTTTTGGCATCATAAAGAAAGGTATACAGATTACCAGAGACAACACTTCTTTTACTACTTGGTGTTAATGCTTCTCGTATTACATTCATTATATCGTTTGGATTATCCAATCCAGTCATCGCATCAACAATACCACGCACACGATTACTATTATCGTCTGTTGGATTTCTTCTTTGTTTTAGAGTTTTTCTTGGCATTACTTAATACCGAGTTCGTTTTCCGTAAGAACCTTAAACTCATAACCACGATCTAGGCACCACTCTTCTGCTGCCTTCCACTTTGCCTGATTCTTGGCATACTCAACGACTTCATAGATGTATGCTTTTGTCTTTCTTTTCTGAACCTTTGGTTCCACACACTGTTTTTGTGGTTTAATCTCAATAATCATTTTTTTGATTTTACCACTAGATTCTTTGACCTTAATATAAAAGTCTGGGAAGTATCTGTGGTATCTGTTGTCCAGTGGCGAACGATAAGGAACGACAATTTCTTCACTACCCCATTCCAAAATGTTTTGATTATTATCACAGTAAACCATAAACTTTCGCTCCCAGAGAGAACGATAGATTATATTTGTTGGATCACCCTTGTATTTTTTTGGATATGAAGGTTGATATTTTCCCTTATATGACATCTAAATACTTAATAATGTAAGACTCGCATAAGGTATTTAGATGACTGCCCAAAATGAACAGTTATTAAGACAATTTGGAACAGTATCTAATCAAGATGCTTTAAGTAAGATTGGTAATTTATCTTTAAGTAATAATTATCTTGTAAAAATAAATCTTCCAAGTGCATTAAAAGTTGTTCTAAATGATTTTAGTAATATTGGCAATATTCCTCTTTTATGTTCGTCAGCATCTTTACCTGGATCAACATTTGCGACTTCTGAAGTAAAAGATAATTTTATTGGTATAACCCAAGAGTTTGCACATACAAGATTATATACTGATATTGATTTTACCTACTATATTGATTCTGAATACATGTCTTTGAGAGTTTTTGAGGCATGGATGGATTTTATTGGAGGAAAAGATACTAGAATTTTAGATACTATTAGATCAGGTCTATTATTAGAGAGTGTAAATTCTGGTGCAAATTCTGCATCAAGTAAAGGTGTTTATAGAAGATTTGCATATCCGGATTCCTATAAAGTAGATATGTCATTATATAAATTTGAAAGAGATTTCAATAATTCAAAAGATTACTTAGTATACAATTTTTACAATGCTTTTCCAAAATCATTGTCTGCAACACCAGTTTCCTATGGAGCATCTGAACTTTTACAAGTTACAGTTACAATGAATTATGATAGATACGTATCATATAGAAACCCTTTGGGATCTACAAAACCATCCGGACCAAAACCGCCTGATGAGAAAAGAGGAAGAAGTCTTAGTGGAGAAATACAACAACTCAAAGTATTGGAAAGAAGAAACACATTAACTCAAGTTCAAAGAAATAGACTGAATACTCTCCGTAGAGAGTTTCCTGCAGAGTTTTAAAATCTCCAATAAATAATCACAACTGAAATTCTATAGGATATTATGCCTTTACCAAAAATTTCTACACCAACATATGAGTTGGAATTGCCATCAACTGGAAAGAAGATTAAATATCGTCCATTCCTAGTAAAAGAAGAAAAGATTTTAATTATTGCACTAGAAACAGAAGATACAAAGCAAATTTCTAATGCGATTGTTCAGATTCTTTCCGATTGTATTTTAACTAGGGGTGTAAAAGTTTCTGATTTATCTACCTTTGATATTGAATACTTGTTCCTCAATGTTCGCGCCAAATCGGTTGGAGAAACCGTTGAGGTAAATGTAACCTGCCCTGATGATGGTGAAACTACGGTTCAGATGGAAATTGAACTTGATAGTATCAAAGTAAAGAAAGATCCAAAGCACAGTAATATTATCAAGTTAGATGATAATCTTTCTATGAAGCTTAAGTATCCTTCATTGGATCAGTTTGTAGAAAATAACTTTGAAGTCTCTGATGGTGATAATGATGTTGATAAGTCATTGACAATGATTACTTCTTGTATTGATATTGTTTATGATAGCGAAGAGTCTTGGAATGCCTCTGACTGCTCTAAAAAAGAACTGAAAGAGTTTGTTGAACAGATGAATACGAAGCAGTTTAAGGAGATTGAGAATTTCTTTGTAACTATGCCTAAACTCTCTCATACTGTTAAAGTCAAAAACCCAAACACGAAGGTTGAGAGTGAAGTTGTTTTGGAGGGACTTGTAAGTTTTTTCACTTGAGTATGACTCATACCAATCTTGAGTCATACTATAATGTTAACTTTCAGTTGATGCAGCATCATAAATACTCATTGACAGAGTTAGAGAATATGATTCCTTGGGAACGTGAAGTCTACGTTACGATGCTTCAAAATTATATTGAAGAAGAAAATCTAAAGACAAAACAATCAAGTGGAATTTAGCAGTCAGGTCTATAGGGCACCAGGAATACCGAAAATAAGCAGTAGAAACATCTCTTCTGCGGTAATGTCTGGTGCTAGGACTGTTTCTGCACCAAAACTAAAAAGAACATTATTCAGTTTTTCTGGAAGACAGACTCTTCAGGGAGAAAATCAAACTTTAAAAGTAGAGTCAACTCAAACAGAAGTACTGCAAGAAACCAATAGAATTCTTGTAGAAATACAAAATCAATTAGCACTAGACTTTGCGAATAGGATTGCCGAAAGAAAGGAGGCAATTAGTGGTATTAAAAGACAAACTCAGAAAGCACGAGCAAGTAGAAAGGAGCAGTCTGTTGAGGCTCTGAGTAAGTTTGGGCAGGGCATAACAAAAACATTTGATAAGGTAACGGCACCAGTAAAAAATATATTCTCAAAGTTGTTGGAGTTCTTTGGAATTATTACGACTGGTATTCTTGTAAACACAGCATTTGATTGGTTGTCTAATGAAGAGAATAGAAAGAAACTATCTGATACTTTAGATTTTGTTGGTAAGTATTGGAAAGAAATAATTGGCGGAATAATTGCCATAAAACTGATTGGGACTATAACAAGTTTAGTTGGTACATTTAAACTGGCATTGGGAACATTGCAAGCCATATCTGCTTTATTGGTTGGTAATCCATTAGTAGCTAGCCTTTTGGCTGCGGCAGCTCTTGGTGTGGGATATGGGAAATTGATGGAACCCACAACAAGAGAAAGATTGAAGCAGGCTGCAGAAGCACAACAGGGAAAAGGTATATTTTTGCCTGGAACTGGTGGAATAGGTGATCCATATCAAGGATTGCAAAGACAACTTCTTGCTCCAAGCACTGCATTACCTGGAGATTTAGACTATAATCGTGGAATGCGTGGAAATTCTAGAGGAGGAACAGTAAAAAAATATAACTTTAATCCACTGGTAAGACTTTCTCAGGGTGGTTCTGTTGATGGTAGAGGTTCTGGTGCCGTTGATACTGTTCCTGCAATGCTTGCTCCTGGAGAGGAAGTTATTAGGACATCGGCGGCAAGATTATTCAGACCATTATTGAAAGATATTAATGATAATTCTGGAAGACTTTGGAGCACTTTCAGTGCGGGTGTAAAAGAAATGTTAGCGGGCAATGCCATACTTAAAGATATTATGATAAATTTGACTAAAAATTTATCAGACTTTAAAAAACAACTTGATGATTTTACGTTTGAATTAAAATTAAAAAATCTTGATGAAGGCAAAGGTGGTGGAGGTGGATACTCATATGGTAGGAAAAATAGTTCAAATATGATGATGCTTTCTCCTGGAGAAGAAGTTATAAAATCATCGGCAGCAAGAACATTGATGCCTGTTATAAAAGATGTGAATGTAAGAAGAGAAAGAAAGAAAAAACCATCAATTACAACAATTCCTATAGACTTGGGAACTAAGGTTGTTGGTGGAGGTCAAAACCAACAACCAACAACAGGATCTTCTGGCGGAAAGGCAAATAGAACTCCATCAGGTTCTCCAGTCAATAACTCAAATCCATATATGCAGATAGTTCCAGAAATTCTTGGTATTTACGTGTAATAAGATATGGAAACTACTACAGAAGTAAAACAACTAAAAATAAATGTCACTAATATAAAAAGTTCTCTTATTAATTACAATAAGAGTCTTATAAGTCTTAGGAAAAGTGAAAAGAAACTTGTCTTAGAAAATGTAAGAAGACAAAAGACACTTCAGAAAGAAAAAAGAATAGAAACTAAAATAACTCCAAATGCATTGGGGACTATAAAGAATACTATCCTTTCAAGACCATTAAGTTTCTTTGATAAAATAAAAGAATTTTTTGGTATTGTATTGCTTGGTCTTTTGATTAATAATCTCCCCCAAATAATTGAGAAAACTACATCCGCAGTAACAAAACTCATTGAGGTTAGTAGTGGAATTATAAACTCAATAACAACAACGGCAGCATCATTTAAAAATTTTGTTACTTCAATACCAGAAAATACTAAAACAAAACTGGGAGAAACAAAGGATCAATTAACAACATTAATTGATGAACTCAATAGAATGATTGACCCCTTGAACAAGGCATACACTGATCTTGAAAAACAATTACCAGCAAGTTCTACATCTTCTTCAAGTGGAAATGGTTCTACGGAAGGAACATCAGGAACACAACAAAAGTCTAAAGGTGGAACAATAAAACCTGATTCTTTAGCAACAAAAACCATAACAACGGAAAAGGTAACCAGTCCTTTTTCTAGACCAGGTGGAACTGCAAATCTCAAAAAAGCAAGACAATCTTATAATGCTTTTGCAGATTTTGCCGAATTGGCAAAAGGAAACACTGAAAATTATACTATACTTGGCGGAACATCTGATACTTTAGCAGAAGTCAATAAATCTTATTATAATTTTATAGTAGAACTTAAAAAATCTTGGGGAGAGAAAAATCCAAAATCTTCTCCATATACACCAACTTATCCAGGAGCTCCTGGTCCTGTTATATCAACTCCTGGAGGACTTCCGGGTGTACAAGCTAAAGGTGTTATCGGTGTACTTGGATCAACAGGATACAGTACAGGACCTCACATTCATATTGAGGATATTAATGCTAAGTATGGAGAACCATATACAATTCCAGATAGTGTGAAAAAAGGGATTCTTATTAATGGAATTGATATGATATCTGCTTTACGTGGACCTGAAGATGGAAATGATCCAATTGGATATTCTGATTGGAGGGGACGTTGGCATCATGGTGAAGATTTTGGTGGTTTTGGTGGAGAAAAAATAACTCTTGCTCCCGGATTTAAATTCATCCAATATAAACCAGATCAGGGGGGATTTGGAAATCAGGTAATCATTGAGGCACCAAATGGCAGACGTTATTCATTAAGTCATTTGCAACCACATCCAGATCCTGGTTATCTTGATAAACTTGTAAAGGAACAACAAGAACAACAAAAAAAGCAACAACAATCTCAAAGACATAAGGGTGGAAGAGATTTAAAAATGTCTAATATCTCTTCAATACAAAAAAATAAAGCAATGTTGGCATTTGATTATGATGAAGAGGATAGTGCAGAAACAATACTTGTGATGGGAACTCAAACAATAATTCAAAAAGAACCACCAATAATCAAAACAATTATGGTAAATAATAATACTGGTTCCCAATCTTCGTCATCACCAGCAAGTGTATCAAAAATCTGGACAGTATAAAAAATGTCATCAGTACAAAGATCATCTACATCTTCACTTAATATAAGAAAGGGTAATAAGGTAGTATCCATATCTCCCGATACTGTTGGACCAAAAACAGTAAAGTTGGAATATTTTGAGAGTTTACTTTCTCCTATTGTAACGGCAAATATGGTCGTTGTTGATGCTGCTGATGGAGATGTTCCCACTAGCAGAAAGCAAAACATACAAAGAAAACCAGGTTCCGTATTAAGTTCTTTACCAATCACTGGAAATGAGACAGTTGATTTTGTAATTGAGAATGAAAGTGGAAGATTAGATTTGTCAAGATATCCATTAAGAGTTGATGCTGTTGCCTCAATTGGTAAAGAATCTGAAAGAGAGTCCTATGCACTATCTCTTGTATCTGGTTACTCTTATCAGAATCAGGGAACACAAATATACAAAAAATATCAGAACCAAATATCGGATACAGTTACAAAAATTTTAAAAGATTATTTTGGCGTTGGTGATGATAGATTAAAAGTAGATACCACAAAATTTCCATATAAATTTGTTGGTTCTGGTAGAGATCCTTTTAAAATTATACTCAACCTTGCTTCTAAGTCTGTTCCAAGTAGTTCAAAAGATCCTGGATACTTCTTTTACGAGACCAAAGAAGGATTTAATTTTAGAGCAATTTCGGAATTGATTACTCAAGAACCTCTATTTGAGTATAAGGAGACTAACGTTATTACTGACGATGATCCAGAAAATAGTTTTAGAATTATTTCATCACAGTCAATACGAGATCAGAGTCTGATGAGTGCCCTGAAGTCTGGTGTCTTCTCCTCAAAAAATATATTCTTTAACCCCAAAACATTTAAGTATGAGCAGATTAATGTCAGTTTAGATTTGGAAAAATATCTTGGCAAAGACATTGAGATCCCAGAAGAATTTTATAGCACTTCAAGAGTTCATGAACATATTTTAGACATTGGAAGTTTCGATAACACTGTGGTCTCGGATGCAAATAATGATCCAAGAGAGTGGCAAGCAAAATCATCTATGAGATATAATTTCTTGTTCTCACAGATTAGAAATATTACTGTTCCTTGTAATGTGAATTTATCTGCTGGAGATGCGATTAATTGCTATTTTCCATACGCAACAAGAGTCAATAAAACAGATTCTCCATACGATCAACATATTAGCGGAAAATATCTTATCTTAAATCTTTGTCATGAATTTGATTTTAGTGGAGGTGGACAATCTTATACTTACATGACACTCGTTCGTGATACATACGGTCTATATACTAATAAAAACAAAGCATAAATGAGCAATATAGGGTTTGTTGGTAAGGAGGGATTTAACTGGTGGTTGGGTCAAATCCCACCAGAACCTTTTCATTGGCAAGGAAATGATGGATGGGGAAATAGATATAAAGTTAGAATTTTAGGATATCATCCAGCAGAAGAATCTGAATTATCTAATGATGATCTTCCTTGGGCTATAGCGATGCTTGGTTCTACAGATGGAACAGGTGCCGCAAATTATGCTAAGAGTGTTAAAATAAGACCTGGAGATATTGTTATAGGATTTTTTTTAGATGGTAATTCTGCCCAGCAACCAGTCATCATTGGACTTTTGGGAAGAACTGGTGAAGTTCTAACAAGTGGTAATCCATCAGGATTTACACCTGGTTCCGGATATACGGGATCTGTACCACCACCAGATTCCGAGTCATCAACAGCAGACCAATCAAACGAAGCAAAACCAACGGCACAACAAGGACCAGTTCAACTTTCTAAACAGAAAGCACGAGGGATAGGAAGGGCAGCTGCTGGTGGATCATCTCTTGGTATGACAGTATCACCAGCAAATACTTGCGAGAATACTACACTTACAACAATTCAGAATGAA